GCAGGCGTTGTCACTTAATGTGACAGCCACTTCAATGACTCACGTAGTGTGTGGGAAAGTGGAGTGATTGTCTGCTCTCCAGGTAATGTTAGGGTTCCATGCAAGGCGATGCCCGAATTGGTAACGGGCGTGCGGAATCGCTTAGATCAGAAGGTGCGTAATCGCGAAATCGACTTGGGCGTAGCCCTTGGCGAATATCGGGAAACAGCATCTTTTGTTTCTTCCGCGATGGTTAAGACCGCTCGGTCTTACCAGCGTCTCCGACGTGGAGACGTTTCCGGGGCTCTTCAAGTCCTCACGGGCAAGAAGAACCGCAACTGGCGTGATATACCAGGTGCGGCAGCCAACACTTGGCTGGCCTATACTTATGGCCTTTCCCCGCTCCTCCGTGACGTCCACGACGCCGTCTCTCTCTATGAGAGACGGTACCAAAGATATCCAGAGGTGTCTGTCGTCCGTTCGTCTCAACGAGCTACGATAGCAGGAACTGCTACATATAACTTTCGCACCGAGGATTTCCCCGGTGTCTTTAGAGTTATACGTCAGTCTAGCGGTTGCACTGCTGACCTTCGGGTCAGCGGGTGTGTGTCCTTTCGGGTCACAAACCCCGTCCTGCGTAAGCTTGACGAGTGTGGGGTCATAAATCCCTTGTCGGTCGCTTGGGAGTTGGTTCCTTTCTCCTTCGTGGTCGACTGGTTCATACCAGTCGGCCGTTTCATCCAGAGCGTGGTGCCCCCACAAGGGGTCGACTTCGTTTCTGGGTGGTTGGTGGAATCGGCTCGGGGCTCCGCTTTATGCGAGGCCTTTATCGACCCGGGCGATGGTCGCGACCCGTGGCAAACTTCTGCCACGAGTATCGAGGTCTTCAAGCGCCGTACGGTGCTTGGGTCCTTCCCGCGATATCACGTCCAAGTACCGGACCTGTCCCTTTCTAAGGGCCAGATTACCTCCGGTATCTCACTTCTCACCCAACAGTTGCTGGGTGGCAGGCGTTATTAACCTGCAACACGTCGGACTTTCTGCGTGCATTCGCATTAAGGGGTTCGTAGTTTAAACCCGCTTCTCCGGAAGCATTTCCTCAGGAGTTGCCATGTCGGCAATTGCAAATATCGTTATCAATGACGGGCAAGGAACCCCCGTCGCTCACACCTTCGCACCAGCGAAGACCCAAGCGGACTGGGCTCTCTTGGAAGATCGTACGTCCGGTATTTACATCGGCTATAACAAGCTGACGTTCAAACTGGATCGCCCTTCGGGCGATAGCCGCCAGGCTACGCGCAACCTGAAGCTCTCGATCAAAATCGAGACCCCGAAACTGGAAAACGTTACAAACAGTACCGTCTCCGGTGTCGCTCCCGCTCCGACAATCAGCTACCGACCTGTGGTCGAGCTGACTTGTACTTTTCCGGAGCGGTGTTCGCTGCAGGACCGTAAGGACCTACAAGCGTACATCAAGAACGTCCTGTCGAACTCTTTCGTCACGGATGCTTTTGAGAAATTTGAACTGCCCTACTAAGGGTTAGTCTAACTTCAGGAAACTGCTATGAGCATCCAAGCAGCCCACAAGCTTCGCATGAAGCTTGACGCACTATCGTACGCTGCCCGAGTTTGGGAAGCATTAGATACACCTCTGTCGCTATCTTGTGAGATTCTCGCTCGTTATGGAGAATTTCGTCAGTTAGTCGAAAAGCGTGTCGATGCCTCAAACTATTTGGGCCCGCTACGCTTCTTTCTTGACTACCAGGCGGTCAAACTGTTGTCTAAATACCCATATCTAGACACCGGAATCGACCGCGAGGCTGTCGCCCGAAAGAAGTTTAGTGAAGCAGAGGAAAGTTGTCACCGGACGAATGTTCGCTGGCGGTTAAGAGAAGACGGGTATCCTTTCAGTACCCGGCTGGAGCGCGTAATTTCGCGCGCGCAGTCTAAAATCTCTCTTATCCTTGGCGACGTCCCCGACGGGGAGCAACTTGATTTCGCTTTTGGTCCAGGCGCCGCGTACGGGGTACGGGGGGAAACCTCCGTGTTCAATAAGGTTTCTGCGCCTTTAGAGTGCACCTACGTGTTTGCTGACTATCTCCCTGATTTTCTCAGTGAGTTTCCGGGCTGGATCCGCGAGGATTCGGCGTCGGTCCGGCTTGTACCGGGTAGTCAGCTAGCGTTCGTACCCAAAGATGCTCGCACCGATCGTCC